GAGCCTGTTGCTTCAGTGGTGGAACGGTAGACACAGCGGACTTAGAATCCGCCGCCCTAAAAAGCGTGGAAGTTCAAATCTTCTCTGGAGCACTTGACAATCAAACCTAAATGGTTTATGATTGTCTTATATCAAAAGGTATGATATAATAAATAAATATATTATACCTTAAGATTATGCCATATAAAAACAAAGAGGACTATAAAAACTGGGAAAAGAGATATCGTAACGAATATTATCAAAGACCAGAAACAAAACAAAGATTGTCAGAGCAATCTAAGTTGCGTAGAGAACGAAATAAAAGTTTTGTTCTAGATAAAATGATTCCTTGTATTGTATGTGGTGAGAGTGACCCTATTGTTATTGATTTTCACCATTTAGATGAATCTCAAAAAGATAAAGGAATTTCTCAAATGATGCAAAGTAATTATTCTTTGCAAAAAATACAAGAAGAACTTGACAAATGTGTTTGTTTATGTTCTAATTGTCATAGGAGAGTTCACGCAGGAACTCTTACTTTGCGGGTATAGTTTAGGGGTAAAATGCCATCCTTCCAAGTTGGAGTCACCGGTTCGATTCCGGTTACCCGCTCTGAACCTTTGGGTTCTTAAAATGTGGTTCTGGGTGGAATTCCCAGCGGTTCCGTTAGGGACTGTCCTTTGTAGGTTCGATACCTACATCTTCCTTATGGGAGATAAGAACGGCTATTGGAAACCACAACCTCTGGTAGTCTATTGGTAAGGACAGGCAGACAATGCACTTGGATACTAGGTTCGATTCCTAGACAGAGGACAACGGGAGATTAGCACAGCGGTAGCGCGGATCCCTTACAAGGATTAGGTCACTGGTTCGATCCCAGTATCTCCCATAAATAAATCAAAAACTATAATGGAAACTTTATATGAAGTGCTTCATAAAGCACAGACAACATTATTTTGCTTGATGCAAAAGACTTGGGTATATCACTGGAATGTTGTGGGTAGTGAGTTCTTTCAATTGCATGAAGCATTTGGAAATCAATATGAGACTATGATTGAAGAAATTGATAGACTCACTGAACATATGAGGTACTTGAGAATGAAAGCAGTCGCACCAATTTCCATGGTTGCTGATACATCAGAAATTCCTGAAGCTACTTCTGGAGCGTCTGATAGAACCATGGTTGCTCAACTGTATAAAGACAACCAAAAACTGATTGAGGTCTTTACAGAAGCAATTGAAGCAGCAGAAAATAATAAGCAACGCTCTACTTCCAATTTACTTCAAGATCTGGTAGAATCTCATGGTAAAAATGTTTGGATGCTCAGATCATTTTTGAAAGAATGAAAGACAAAAAATTTAAAAAACTTATACAGAAACCATTGAGGTTTCATCACCAAGATATACATGAAGAACTTGATGAAATTAAAGGGATGCTAAAAAATGTTATCAGTCAGATGCAAAGTTTGCAACAAAGAGTTGTCGAGCACGAACAAAACACAGTGCTGCGGATGCCCGAACATGACAACCGTGAGGGAGGATAAAATCTCTGCGGTTGACTTAAGTAAAGTTCTATTGCTAAATTCCGAAAAGAAGGTAAATAATCATGGAATCCTGACAAATAAGGATTTAGAATTTCAAGAGAACAGACGGAAACGCAAAGTTCGTAAACTTTACTTTGAAGAAAGATGATTAACCTTCACCAACGATTCAATCATTATCTCAATACAGATAAAACAATCAATGAACAAGACGTGAATGAGAAATTGATTAGTTATGGTTGGTTAGATAATGGTGTAGACATCACGGGATACTATCTCTTGACAGAGAACTTTGAATTGGTGTATGATATGCAAGAGAACTTCAAGCATAAGGTCCCACGGAGATCCTATGCTTGCCTCAAAACAAAAGGATAATGGAAAGGTGGTCGAGTGGTTGAAGTTCTAATTTTTCTAAATAAATTAGAACCATAAATAATTATGCCATACAAGGATATAAAAAAGCAAAGAGAAGCGCAGCGACTCTGGGCTGAAAAACAATCTAGTGAGTTTAAAAAGGTAAAATACCAACGAGAACAAAACCACAAAAAGTTGATGGTTGAAAAACTAAATCAACTAAAATTAGAAAAAGGTTGTTGCGAATTGTGTGGTGAGTATCATCCACCATGTTGTTTTGATTTTCATCATTTGGACAAAACAACTAAATCAAAAGAAGTATCTCAGTTAGCTGCAAAAGGATACAAATGGGACACAATCTTGACTGAAGTTGAGAAGTGTGTTATGCTATGTGCTCCATGTCATCGTAAGATACATGCGGGACTGCTAACAATCTTGGAGAGTCAATCCGATTGGCGACGGAACCTGTCTTGAAAACAGTTGAGGTGTTAAAGCCCTTGGGCGTTCGACTCGCCCACTCTCCGTTGCTTTTTTATAAAAAGCATATTTCTTCGGGCATTAGCGCAGTTTGGTAGCGCGTTCCGTTTGGGGCGGAAAGGTCATAGGTTCAAATCCTATATGCCCGATATATAAAACAAGTAACTAAAACTCAAATGTCGTTACCAAAAAATCAAATCACAATTGATGAATTCAGATCTAATCATGAACATTACCTAGAAAGAATGCAAGCTGGAGAAACGTTTTCTTTCACAGATTTTGACCAAAATAAACATAACTTACATGAACCAGTAAACAATAAAGGAATACCGATCGATATTGAAGAGATCAAATTCTAGTCTAGTGTTTGCTGGTTTAGCTATCTGGTGAAAGCGCCCGACTCATAATCGGATACAGGTGAGTTCGATCCTCACAACCAGCATTGGAGTTGACAGCAACTCCAAATTGTCCTAAAATGACTGGGTAAACACAAAGTCCAATGTCTATTTCAGAAAAGTTTCAAAAGTACCTTCCTATTCTTGAAGAAGCTGTTGAAGGATCCGTTTTTCTTGATCTTAAAAACCCCAAACTTTATAAAAAAATTGTTCGTTATTACGCAAATGAGGGTGTAAAGTTCTATGACGATCCCAACGAAGACTATGCCACAGTGGTAGAATGTCTTGCAAATGATCTGAAGAAGGTTGCTCGATGAAACCAAATGTTCTTATGGAGCGGCACCCATACCGCTATGTGAGCACAGGAACTCTGGAAAATGGGTTCCCAGATTACAGAATTCAAAAGTTCAATGAATGGTCAAAACGTTATTCTGACATGTATCTGTGTGACAATCAAATGCAAATTTTGACTGCCATTGAAGATTTTGAATATACAAAGTGGTTGGATCCAGATCCTGAAGTCGGTGCCTATAGGCATTGGACATAATAAATAACACAGAAGATTTTCAATTCACCAATGGTAACTTCAAAGTCAACAACTGGATCGTTCACATCTGAAATTGAAAAGAGACTACAATCTCTTGAAGAAAAAGCACATGCTCCCTGTGGTGGTGCTTCTGTTCCTGCAGATTTAGCTGCTAAGTTTGAAGAACTTTGGGGTTGGTATCAATCCGTAAAATCAAAAGTTTGATTTCTTATTTTTTCAAAATAAGTGGCGCGTCTGATTTCCTAGTTTGGCAAACTAGGTGGTGGAGTCAATGACCCAAAGACACGGATGGTCTATAACAGCACTGGTCGGGAGAACCCCCCTTATGGCAAAGTCTAATGTATTTCGATACATTGGTAACTTTCTTCTCCTAGCAGGATACTTTTTTCTGCTCTGGGGAGATATGAAGATTGGATTATTTGTAAAATGTATAGGAAACATATTTGTTGTTCCTTTTGCAATCAAATATAAGTTTTGGGACATTCTTTTTTTATGTGGGTTTTATGCCGCGATAGAAGTTCCAAAACTAATTCAATTACTGATTGTTAAATAGTTTCCAATTTTTCTCAAAAATTGGTGGTGCGGATGGGGAATTCTTTCTCCGCCTAGTTTCTTGGTTCTAGTCAAAAACCAAGTGGCGAGCATATTAGTTTCTTGAGTATAAGATGCAAAAAGTACATTGTATTGTAATGACGCGCAATGATGATTTGATCATTGAGCATTGGATCAAAAAGCACATCAACGTCTTTGATACTATCTCAGTTGTTGATGGATCTGATGGTGACTTTACAGAGAATCTCTGTAAACAATACGATATCCTCTATACCAAAGACCCTGCCGATAAGCCGTTTCACGAACAGTATCTTCGTGAGGCGGCTTTTAATAATTTGAAACCACACATTGAACTTGGGGAGTGGGTAGGATGTTTCATGGCAGACGAGTGGGTATACCATGATCCACGTAAAGTAGTTGAACTTGTGGAACCATGGGCAAATGTGATTTCATGGAATCAACTTAATGTTCTTCCTCACCCATCGGAAAGAGAAGAATATGATAAAAGTATCAAAGAAAATAATTATAACCCAACTGAAGTATTCAAACATTATTGGTTCCGAGATAATACCAAGACATGTTTTGAACCAAGAATGTTCAAGTACACTGGCGATGAATATTGGACTCATCAAATTCCTAGTGAAAATCCAGTAGCAGGAAGAATTGAACCAGTATCACATAATACAAAATCTAATATTATTCCTACATACTTTCACTATAAAGTTTTTGATCTTGATCCTGGTAAGTATAAGAATGATGGATTTGCTCACTTTGAAAAGAGTAATCTAAACACTGGTATTGGTTATGGCAAAGGTCAAAGTGTAAGGACCATTGAAAATATTGATGATCTTTTCTTTGATGAAGACAATATCTATTGTAATATGGGAACAGCAGATGATGGCACTGATTACGTTCATGGATATTGTGCTAGAATTGGTGATAATGGGTTAATTCCAGAAGGTACAAATTACAACCGATTAGGTAACAGCGAAGACGTGAGATTAATTCTATGAAACGTGCATTGATTACTGGAGTCACAGGACAAGATGGATCTTATCTTGCCGAACTCCTTCTCTCTATGGGGTATGAAGTTCATGGTATCAAGAGAAGAAGTTCTTCTTTCAATACCGATCGTGTCAATCATATCTTCAACAATAATAAAAACTTCACCATGCATTATGGTGATCTAACTGACTCCACAAACCTCATCCGAATCATTCAGATGGTTCAACCTGATGAGATTTATAATCTTGGTGCTCAAAGTCATGTGAAAGTTTCATTTGAAACCCCAGAGTACACTGCAAACAGTGATGCTCTGGGGACTCTTCGTATTCTTGAAGCAATTCGTATTCTTGGATTAGGAGAAAAGATTCGCTTCTATCAAGCATCTACTTCAGAAATGTTTGGTTTAGTTCAGGAAAATCCTCAGAAAGAAACAACTCCATTTTATCCTCGTTCACCATATGGTGTTGCTAAACTGTATGCTCATTGGATTACTAAGAACTACCGTGAGTCTTATGGAATATATGCTTGTTCTGGGATTCTGTTTAATCACGAGTCACCTCGTCGTGGAGAAACATTTGTAACTCGTAAGATTACTCGTGACCTTGCCCGTGTAAAACTTGGATTGCTCAAAACTTTGAAACTGGGTAATCTAGATGCTAAACGGGATTGGGGACATGCTAAAGATTATGTTCGTGCAATGTGGTTGATGCTCCAACAAGATCATCCAGATGATTATGTAATTTCTACCATGCAACAAATTACTGTTCGTGAATTTTGTGAACGAACTGCTAAAATTCTGGGCATGAATATTGAATGGAGAGGAGAAGGTTTGGATGAAATTGGTGTGGATACAGTAACTGGAAATACCGTAATTACAGTTAGTCCAAGATACTTTCGTGATGCAGAAGTTGAAACACTTCTTGGAGATTCCACCAAAGCACGTGAAGAACTTGGATGGAAACCTGAGATCACTGTTGATCAAATGATAGAAGAGATGGTCAAAAAGGATCTTGAATTTGCTCTAAGAGATGAACATCTTGCCGCAGGAGGATTCAGTAAGTATGCATACGAATGATAAAATTTATATTGCAGGACACAATGGACTTGTTGGATCTGCAATCGTAAGAGGGTTGAGGCAACAAGGATATAAAAATCTTATCCTAAAAACAAGAAAAGAACTAGATCTTACAGATGAAAATGCGGTAAAGATTTTCTTTAGAACAGAAAGACCAGACTATGTTTTCTTAGCAGCTGCAAAGTGTGGTGGAATTAAAGATAACATTGATCATCCAGTTCAATTTCTTGAAGATAACATAAAGATTCAAAACAACATCATTCATTATGCTCATACTGTAAATGTAAAAAAACTAATGTTCTTGGGGTCGGCGTGCATCTATCCTAAAGACTGTCCGCAACCAATTAAAGAAGAATATCTTCTTTCTGGATATCTTGAACCAACGAATGAAACATATTCTCTAGCAAAAATTGCTGGCATCAAATTGTGTCAGGCATACAGAAAACAATATGGGTGTAATTTTATTTCGGTTCAACCTTCAAATGTTTATGGTCCTAGAGATAACTATGATCCAGAATCAAGTCACGTGATCGCTGGTTTGATTCATAGATTTCATGATGCAAAAATTAAGAATCAAAAAGAAGTTGTATGTTGGGGATCTGGTTCTGCAAGGAGAGAATTTATCTTTGTTGAAGATCTTGCAGATGCTCTTATCTTTTTGATGAAATCATATAATAATAATGAAATTATCAATGTGGGAGTTGGGAAAGATATTTCCATCAAAGAATTAGTAGCACACATTGTAGATGTGATAGAATATAAGGGAAAAATATCTTGGGATTTGAGTAAACCTGAAGGTATGAAACAACGTCTTTTAGATACAACTAAACTAAGAGAACTTGGTTGGCAACCAAAAACATCATTAGATGAAGGTCTTCGTCTTGCATATGAATATTTTAAGTTGGAGGTAAAGTAATGTATTGGCCCTTGATGGAAGACACGATTACATTGAGTGATCGTATGAAAATGGCAACATTTTTGTTGACAAGTAGCAGACTCACTAATGGTCCAAAGGTTCGTGAGTTTGAATCTGCCTGGTCAAATTGGTTGGGAGTAAAGCATTCACTGTATGTTTCTAGTGGCAGCACTGCTAACTCTCTATTGATTGCTGCTGTAAAGGAAAAATATGATTTGAAAGATGGTGATAAAGTTCTCGTTCCTGCAACTACTTGGATGACTAATGTTGCTCCAGTGTTTCAGGCAGGACTACAACCAATCTTTTGTGATATTAACTTGGGGAACTTTTCTTTTGATGAAAAAGAACTAGAGTATGTTGCGACTCAGTATCCAGATATCAAGGTTGTTTTTATTACACACTTGATTGGTCTGTCTTCCAACGTTGAAAAAGTTCGTGAGATCTTTCCAAATGCAATCATTTTAGAAGACGTTTGCGAATCTCATGGAGTATGTGGACCTGATGGAGAAAAGAGAGGAATAAAATCTACTGGTTCTACTTTTAGTTTCTATTTTGGTCATCATATGACTACTATTGAAGGTGGAGTTGTATGCACCAATGATACTGAATTGTATGAACTGATGCGTCTCAAGCGTAGTCATGGTATGGCAAGAGAAGCTTCTCCTCATATCTTTAAGAAGTATGCAGAACAAAATCCAGAAATTGATAAAATGTTTTTGTTTGTGACTGATGGATATAACTTCCGTAATCATGAAGTTTGTGCTGTGCTTGGTTTATCTCAATTGAAGAGACTTGATAGAAATATTGAAATTCGTAGAAGTAATTACAAAAAATTTCACACTGGTTTAGTGCATACTTCGGGATACAAACTTCCCCACTATCAAAAAGGTAATAGTAGTTTCTCTTTCCCAGTTATTGCAAATGATGAAAGCACTATCAAGGTGCTGAAAAAAGTTTTGACTAATAATCAAATTGAGTATCGTCCAATTATCAGTGGCAATCTTTTGAGGCATCCAGCATTTAAAAAATATGAACTTTGCACACAAAGAGAAAATCCAAATGTAGAAATTCTTCATCGCAATGGTCTTTATGTTGGTAACAGTCAATTTGTTACTCATAAAAAAGTAGATCGTCTTCTTCAGATTCTTGAACAAGTATCGTCATGAAAAAAGTTCCCACAGTTTATCTTGCAGGACCAATTGAGGGATGTACAGATGAAGAAATTTTTATTTGGAGAAATGAAGCAAAAGATCTATTATTTGATGGGGTAAGGGGAATTTCACCTACCAGAATGGAACTATTAGATCCATCTGCTGTAATCACACAAAATTACATGGACATCAAAACATGTGATGTTGTTCTTGCATATCTTCCAAAATGTATTAGTGATAGGAGATGTTCCTATGGAACTATTTGTGAAGTTGCCTGGGCATATTCGCACCAAACTCCAGTTGTCATAGTTTCTGATGATCCGTACATTCATGAGCATCCTGTTCTAAAAATGATCGGAGTTCATTTTGATTATCTAGAAGATGCTACAACATACATAAATCAATTGCTTGGTGATTATGTTTGACGTAAAAACAACTGGCACTCTTTCATCTGAGGGTCAGTATAAAAAGAAGGTTCATATTGCATATGATTCTTTAGTTTATGATCCTAATTGCGATGTGAATGTGATGGTTCAGATTGAACCACCTTCTATCATTAATATTGTTGATGATATTCGCAATCGTGCCGAAAATTTTGATCTTATTCTGACTTGGAATGAGGATCTCCTTGATCTCCCCAATGCCCAAAAGTTTTTATTTGGAACGTGTTGGATTGACTTTGATACTTTTGAATTGAAGAAAAGGGATGTTGTATCTTTTATAACAAGTGATAAGGGATGGGCACCAGGACATCAACTTCGCCAACAAATCTGGGCAGGTCTTGAGGATGCTGAAGATCTAAATGGAATGTCAATCATTAAACATAAGTCACCACCGCGAGTGCCGAACAAGAACTTCCTCTTTGAGGAAGCTAAATATCATATAGTTGTAGAAAACGAACAACGAAACAATTGGATAACAGAAAAACTTATTGATTGTTTCGCTTCTAGAACTATTCCAATTTACTGGGGTGCTCCAAACATCGGAGAATATTTTGATACCGATGGTATGATTATTTTCAATACTATTGAAGAACTCAAGGATATACTTGACAATATATCTCAAAGATTTTATTTTGATCATACAGAAATTATTACTGAAAATTATGAAAGATCCAAGCAATATTGGGACTTTCATGCTAGAATTAGAAAAACTATTGAAGATTTCGTAGAAAACAATGACTAAAACTGCACTTGTTTGTGGCGCTGGTGGATTCATCGGTAGTCACATGGTCCGCCGACTGAAAGAAGAAGGATATTGGGTACGTGGTGTTGATATCAAATATCCAGAATATTCTCAATCATCTGCCGATGAATTTATTCTGGGCAATCTCACTGATCAAAAGTTCGTAGAAAGAGTAGTTCGTTACTCTGGAGAACAAGGTAATTTTTATCATCAAGTGCCTGAAAATTTTCAACAACCATTTGATGAGATTTACCAGTATGCTGCTGACATGGGCGGCGCTGGTTATATCTTTAGTGGTGAAAATGATGCAGAGGTAATGTATAATTCTGCCATGATCAATCTCAATATTTTGAGAGCACAATTTGAACTTAATAATAGAAAAGAAACTAATAAAACTAAAATATTCTACTCTTCATCTGCTTGCATGTACCCTGAATATGCTCAGATGGATGTGGATAATCCTGGACTGAAAGAGTCTGATGCATATCCTGCTGGTCCTGACTCTGAGTATGGTTGGGAGAAACTGTTCTCTGAGCGTCTGTATCTGACGTTCAATCGTAACCATGGCATTCCTGTTAGGATTGCTCGCTTCCATAACATCTACGGTCCTGATAGCACCTGGGAAGGTGGTAAGGAGAAGTCTCCTGCTGCTATGTGCCGTAAGGTTGCATATGCTGAGGATGGTGGCACCATTGAAGTATGGGGTGATGGTGAGCAGACACGTTCATTCCTTTATATTGATGAGTGTGTTGAAGCAACCCGTCGTCTTATGGAGTCCGATTTCCTTGGTCCTGTGAACATTGGTTCTGAAGAAATGGTTAGTATCAATCGCCTGGTAGAAACTGTTGCTAAGGTGGCAGGCAAGACAATCAACATTGAACACGTTGATGGTCCTTTGGGTGTGCGTGGTCGTAACTCAAACAACGATCTCATTCGTGAAAAACTTCAGTGGGATTATGGCATGACTCTGGAAGAAGGTATTGCTAAAACTTACGCATGGATCTCTGAACAAATTGCTGCTAAGAAATGAAAACTGTAACTATTCTTGGATCAAGTGGGCAGATCGGTGCCTACTTGACCACTTATCTTCGTGACAAAGGTTACAAGGTATATGAGTTTGATATTGTCAGATCACCTCTTGAAGACCTGACGTATTTTCCTAACCAGATTCTTGAAAAAAAGATTCAGGATAGTGACTTTGTGTTCTTCTTGGCATTTGATGTGGGTGGTTCACGTTATCTTGCCAAGTACCAGCACACATTTGATTTCATCAATAACAATACTAGGTTGATGGCACAAACTTTTAGTCTTCTTGAAAAATATAAAAGACCATTTGTTTTTGCATCATCCCAGATGAGTAACATGAGTTACTCTCCCTATGGTGTACTCAAGCGTGTAGGAGAACTTTATACCAAGTCACTCAAAGGATTGACCGTAAAGTTCTGGAACGTATACGGCATTGAGCATGACGAAGAGAAATCTCATGTCATCACAGATTTCATTCGTAAAGGATTTGAAGTTGAGAGCGGTGGAACTGTTGAAATGTTAACTGATGGCACAGAGGAACGTCAGTTCTTGTATGCTGAGGATTGTTGTGAGGCACTAGAAGAAGTGATGAATTCATTCAGTGATTTCAAAGTTGATGATCCTCTTCACATCACATCTTTTAGGACTACAACCATCAAAGAGATTGCTGGTATTATTACTGGTCTCTTTAATATTGCAGGAAAGCAAGTCATCTTCAAACCAGCAGAGGCAAAGGATACTGTACAACAGAATAAAAAGAATGAGGCAGACACTTACATTACTGGTTGGTGGATGCCGAAAACAAACATTCAAGATGGAATTCAAAAAGTTTTCAATGACATGAAAAGGGAGTATACAAAATGAGTATTGGATATAATGGACTTGGAAACAATGGTCGTCTAGGAAATCAGATGTTTCAGTATGCCGCTCTTCGTGGCATCGCTGCTCATCGTGGATTTGACTTCATGATTCCTCCTCCGTATGACAGCGTAGATAATTACGGTCTTCACGATTGCTTCAAACTGACTAATGTGAATGATAGGAATATTGGATTCCATCCTTCACAGCAGTATGTGCAAGAAAGTCAGTTTCATTTCAATGAAGAATTGTATGAGAATTGTCCTGATAATGTAAACCTATATGGTTTTTATCAGACCATGAGGTACTTTGCTGACATTGAAAATGATGTTCGTCAAGACTTTGAATTCAAGAAGGGTATTCTTGAACCGTGTCAAGAGATGATGGAAAGTTTTGATGTCCGTCCTATCATGCTTCACGTTCGTCGTGGTGATCCTAATCTTGCTGATAAGCGTGGATTCAAATGGGCATATGTGAACCTGCAAGATCAACATCCTGTTCAGACTCTAGAGTATTATGAGGAAGCACTGAAACAGTTCCCTGAGGATGTACCCGTGATCGTATTCTCAGACTCAATTGAATGGTGTAAGGAACAGGAGTTCTTTGCTGATGATCGCTTCAACTTCTCCGAATCTACTGACACTCATGAAGATGGTGCTCTGGTTCCTTTTGTTGATTTGTGTTTGATGTCTCTGTGTGATGGTGGCATCACTGCCAATAGTTCTCTATCATGGTGGGGAGCTTTCCTTCAGAAGGATCGCACCAGAACTCTTGTGTCTCCAGTCAAGTGGTTTGGTCCCGCATATGATTGTCATGATACAAAAGATCTAGTTCCAGAAAATCGCAATTGGATTCGTCTATGAAAGTACTAATTGTTGGATATGGTTTTGTAGGATCTGCAGTAGGTTCTATTTTTTCAGAAGAAGAACAAGTCATCATTGATCCAAAAATCAGTGATGATAAAATTTCAAATCATAAACTAGAAAAATTTGATGCAGTGTTTGTTTCTGTGGATACTCCACAGGCAGAAGGGTTCAAACTTCTAGATTCAGTTTTGAATGAACTGAATGAGAACATGATTCCAGGGACTCCAGTGTGCTGTAAATCAACTGCCACACCTCAATTTTATTATGATGTGTGTGAGAAATATCGGAACATTCAAATTTTGCATAGTCCAGAATACTTGAATAAATCCAATCCAATTAAAATGTTTCAGGAGCAGAAGTTCTTTATAATTGGTGGAAATAGTGCTGCTGCTAATACCGTTGCAGAAATTTTTCGTTCAAGACTAAAACATGTTCAAGATATTCGTATTACAGATATTAGAACTGCTGCCATGGTGAAGTATGGAGAAAATGCATTTCTTGCTTTGAGAGTTACTTTCTTCAATGAAATGTATCTTGCCCATAAGAGTCAGGGGTGTGAGTCCACCTATTCAGAATTTGCAGAAATGCTAGGACTTGATGAAAGAATTGGTCAATCACATTCTAAAGTACCTGGTGATGATGGTAAGTTTGGGTGGAGCAGTCACTGTTTAGATAAAGATAACTATGAGTTGGAAAAGTTTAGTCAAAGTCCTTTGATTAAATTCATGCGAGAACTAAATCAAATTCATCGCTCTAGAGAAAAATGAAAATCGCAATTGTAACGGCTTCAATTGGTGCTGGTCTACCAATTGAATCTTTGAATCCAATTCAAGGAGTAGACTATCATGCCTTTGTAGATTTTGATTCTGATTTAGAACGTCCTGCAGAAAGCATGTGGCAATTTCATGATGTTCCAAAATGGACAATTGATAAAAGATATACTGATAGGAGACACGCAAAGATATTCAAAATTCTTCCACATCTTTTTGTGCCTGGATATGATTACTATATTTGGATTGATTCAACTCATATGGTTGTAATGGATCCAATTGATATCATCAATACTTACTTGAAGGATAGTGACATCGCACTATTCAAACATCCAGAAAGAAATTGTGTTTATCAGGAAGCAGAAGTCATTAAGTCAGTAAACTTTGATCAACTTTCTTTTGTGGATTCTCAAATGATTTTTTATGAATCAATGTCGTATCCAAAAGAAAATGGTCTTTATGAATTACCGTGTAGGATTCAAAGAAATACTTCACAAATTCAAGCACTTATGCTAACATGGTGGGAGTTGATTTGTAAGTATTCATCTAGAGACCAACTTAGTCTTCCCTTTGCATTACATATGCATGGCATTACTCCATCAATCATGCCTGGAAATGCAAATGGAATGATGAGGAACACTATTTTTCCACAGGTAACAACATCAAATCATTCTAGAACATAGATGTGTAGTTTTATTTTTTCTAGTAAAGAACCGAATGCCGACTCCAATCGTTTGATGGTGCGTCGTGGTCCTGATAACACCACGCTCACTGAGATTGGAGATTTTTATTTTATGCACAATCTTCTCAGTATTACGGGCGAGTTTACTCCTCAACCTTTTATTGATGAAGAACGTGAAGTGGTTGTTGTATACAATGGTGAAATTTATAATGCTGAAGGATACAAGAGTGATGGTCACATAATTATCCCTCGGTATTTTCAGTATGGATTTAGAATGCCAAACATGTTGGATGGGGAATTTGCTATTTGTTTGGTTGACTACAGGAATCAAAAAATTATTCTTTCCACCGATGTGTTTGCTACCAAACCTTTATGGTGGAGTGTAGAGGATGGTGAAATCGGTGTTGCCTCTTATGAGTCTGCATTGCTTGAACTTGGATTCAAGAATCCCAAAAAGGTTCCTGCTAATACTAGGATTCTGATTAGCATGGACCCTCATAATAAAGAATATATTATTCAAGATAAGGGAAAACTTTTTGATTTTAATTTAGATCAACGCAAAGATTCTTTTGTTGATTGGAATACTGCTTTTGAAAATGCTATTCGTAAGCGCACACAAAACTGCAGAGAGAAAATTTTTATTGGGTTGTCCAGTGGATATGATAGTGGGGCAATTGCATGTGAACTTCGCAGACAAAATGTTGCACACACTGCATATTCATTGACTGGAACAGAAAATATGAGCGTGATGCAAAATCGTCATGAACTATTCAATGATAACTCTACTCACAAAATTTATACACTACCAGAGCATACAAGAGGTCCTATTGTAGATTATATTCGCAATAATGTAGAACCATTCAAAAATACAATTCACTCTTCTTCAAGTAACTACAATGAATATGGAATGGATATCGTTGACGATCATGGTGGTGGTTCTCTCGCTTTTATATGCGAACACGCCATCAAAGATGGAAACAAAGTCTACCTATCAGGATCAGGTGCAGATGAAATCTTTTCCGACTATGGATTCCAAGGAGTAAAGAAATATCAGCATAGTAATTTTGGCGGTCTATTTCCTGATGATTTATCTACGGTTTTCCCCTGGGCATCTTTCTATGGAAGTTCTCAGGAGACATACATTGCAAAAGAAGAACATGTCGCTGGATCCTTTGGTATAGAGACAAGGTATCCTTATCTGGATAAATATGTCGTTCAGGAGTTCTTAAATCTCACTGCTGAACTCAAAAATTCAAAATACAAATCAGTTCTTTACAATTATCTGACACAAAATAATTACCCCTTCTGTGAAAACGAAAAAATTGGTTTCTGATATGACTGTAACAATTGGAAAAGGTATTCGTGCTGGTAAGTATGGTGGATGGAACTTCTCTACAGAAGAGAATTTTCAATTCAGCAACTTAGGAACGAACATTTATGAACTTGCAAGAGTTGTAGATAAGTGTGGTGAGAACAACGTCTTTGTTGATCTTGGGGTTGACTATGGAGTTTCTTCTCTTACCATGACCTATGACGCTGTAGAGAGAAACAATACAGTTTATGGTATTGATGTTCAATTCAAACGACTTGGATTTGATCTCTGGCAATATCCAAACTATAATTTGATTCAAGGTGATAGTTCTAGTGTCGGAAAACACTGGGACACTAATGAATATGGAACAGTCAAACTATTGTTTGTGGATTCCATTCACGTCGCATGTCAAGTTCTATCAGAACTTTATCACTGGTGGGACCATATTGAAGAAGGTGGTTACATCATCTTTCATGATACGAATTGGCCTGCTGGTATGCATGACTTAACTTGGCATCCTGAGGTTCAAGAGAAAGGACTCAAGTGGGATCGTCCAGAGGTTGCTGTTGGCAGATTTTTTGCCATTCAACCTTTATTTGAAGAACACGGAAACACTGGATTCACTTATGAAGATAGTCATATTCATGTTCGCCATCGCCCAGAATCTTGGGGTATGACTACAGTTCATATCAAAAATAAAGATAGAGATTTTAGGAACAACATTGGAAATTGGGATGAAGTGTTTCAAGATAGAAACACTGTTGTCGGATACTTCCAGAAAGAACCAGAAGCATTTTTACTTGAAGATATTAGAGAAGAATGAACCCGATCCGACATTTTCATGTATGCTGTGACGGAAGTTTCGGCAATAGATATAGTGGTTTGATAGGAGGTCTCACACTAGCAAGACTGTGTGGACTTCCTGTAACTGTAAGTTGGCCAAGCACTAACATGTGTCGTGCTCTCTGGGAGGATATTTTTCAACCTTTGGATATTGATGTTGTTGATTGGAGACTGAAAGAATTTTATCCTCATGCGGATAAGTATGATTTCATTTCGGTCAATGATCAACATATGAAGTTTTTTGGTAAGAATGCTATTGATCCAGCAAACTTATCACCACAACAATTTGTAGAGTTAGTCCGAAGCAGTAGTAAAAATATTTTTTATTACACTCCTCTTCTTTATGAATGGATTCCTCAGGAAGAGATCAACAAAACAATCAGAGCATTGCAGTTTAGTGATCATATCATGAGAGAAGTATCTACATTCCTCAAAGAAAATCAACTAAATGGTGGGTACTATGGTATTCATCTTCGCATGACTGATTTTGTAAACATTGAATCTTTTGATGTAGATCATTGGATTCGTGTTGTAAATAGAGCAGTAGATCAAAAGTTTTTTGTTTGCTCCGATGATCCAGAAACTGAAGAACGTTTTAATCAACTCCCCAATGCGTTTTCTTATCCCAAAAAGTATAAGACCGAAAAGTTTATACCAGAAGGAGATTGGCATCATCCGTACACTGATGAAGATGGAAGATACTCTGTCTTCAATGTTGAACGAGGGACAGAACACGTCAAGGAAGCGGTAATTGATTTTCTTCTCCTTGCTATGTCAAAACCATTTGATACGGGAAAGCAAAGTACCTTTTTGAAGATGGCAAAGCGAGTTGGAGATGCGTTCAATGGATAAGATTTCTATTGCAATTCCTGCTTATGAGATGAAGGGGTACGGTTCAGCATATTTGCTACAACTATTCTCAAGCATTCATAGGCAGTCATATAAAAATATTGAAGTTCTTGTATCCGATCATTCAAAAAATAATGAGATCCTTGATCTTTGTGAGACATATTCTGATAGATTCAACATAGTATATGTAAGGAATTTCTATGACCATGGAAATGGTCCTGCAAATACTAATGTTGCAATCAAACATTGCACGGGTGATCTAATCAAGATCATGTTTCAGGATGATGTCTTTACTGATGAGTTTGCCTTACTAAGAATCCGCGAAAGATTCTTAGACACCAACGCATCTTGGGTGGTTACAGGGTTTGCTCATACTAGAGATGGGTGTGATTTCTATAGACCAATGATTCCTCGTTGGTCTGATCATCTCTTAGAGGGACAGAACTTTATGGGAGGTCCTTCAATTGTTACGATGAGAAAAGAATGCGTAGAACTGTTTGATCCAAATTGTAAGATGCTGATGGATACAGAGTTTTATCATAGGATGAGGTATAATTATGGTATGCCATCTATCATAGAAAACATACTTGTTGCAAGCAGAGAAGGTGATCATCGGATCTCTGCAAATTTAGATCTCGATATTGTTTGTCAACATCCCGATGGATCTTGGGAAGCTAATAGTCAAGAACTTGAGTATGTGACAAACAAGCATAAGGAGACTAGAGAATATGCAAATTGATTTATCAAACGCAACCTTTATCATGCCTCTCAGAATTGAGAGTCAAGATCGTCTTCGCAATATTGTACTCAGTCTTGCTTACCTCTTGAAAAATTTCAAAACAAATGTTATTATTCAAGAAGTTGATGAAGATTCAAAGTTTCAAAAGTATGCTGCACCTCAATTAGAGCATCTTCTTGAGGACCTATCATCAGTTACTTTGATCTATGAAGAGAGCAAAGATCCTATTTTTCATAGGACAAGAGTTCTCAATGATATGCTGATGGAATCCAAAACCGATGTTGTAGTTAACTATGACACGGATGTAATCTTTCCAGTAGATAGTTACTACAAGGCGTATCATATGATTCTAGAACAAGGATATGATTTGGTTTATCCTTATGGTCAAGGAGAGTATCAATACAAAGTTAATGTTGATCAAGATCTAATTAATAGTCTTGTCAACTCTAACTTTTCAGAAGAATCTTTTAAGAATCATCCAGATAAAGAACAATCAACATCCGACTATGGATGGGCTCAATTCTTCAAACGCCAGTCTTACATTGATGGTGGCATGGAGAATGAGCATTTTGTTTCATATGGTTATGAGGACAATGAAAGACCTGTCCGATTTGAAAAACTAGGTTATAAAGTTGGTAGAGTAAGGCAAACCATTTATCATATGGAACATGCCAGAACAATGAACTCCTGGTTTACTAACCCACATATAGAGAATAATAAAAATCTATATGAATCACTCAAAGATATGACACCTGATGAATTACGAAACTACTATGAAAACGTCGATTATGTGAGGAGAAGAAATGGACAAGAATAAAGCAGCGTATAAACTGAAAGGTATTCCTCCTGTTCTCTGGATTAATCTAGACTCCGATGTCCATCGGCGTCAACATATGGAGAATCAGTTCAAGTATTGGGAGATTGAAAACCATACTAGAATTTCTGGAGTTGATGCACGTCAAGATGATCCAAGTGTTCATCTAAGTGGTACAGTTCCTCATACCATGATTCCCAATGAGATTGGTTGCTGCATGTCTCATCTGAGAGCAATCAAATATTTTATTGAAGAAATGGACTGTGATGAAGTTATCATCATGGAAGATGATGCTTGTTTTGATCCAGTAAGATATTGGCCTTTTACATATAAAGAAGCGGCGGCCTTGTTTCCATATAACTATGATGCAATGCAGCTTACCACAATCAACCCTGCTGTGGTTTATGTGACGCTACATAATCGCTTCATTAATGATTTTTCTGCAGCGGTATATGTGCTGAAGCGTTCACATGCTCAGAAAATTTATAATGCCCATGTGCGTGGTAACAAATTCAAACTTGATCAGGATGTAAGACCTAGAGCAACTTCCGAAGATGTTATCTTTGAGAGCGGAAAAGTATATTGTATTCCTCTATTTCTGTATCGTTTGGATCTTGGTTCGTCAATTCATCCAGAACATATTGACATATTCCACAGAAACAGTTATAATGGTATCTCCAATTTTTGGGCAGAGTCTAATAAAATTGATGATTGGAAGACTCTGTTCAATTGGAACGCATATTTGGGAAGACTTCCTCCTGGATATGATGAAAATGGAAAAATTGAAGGGCATCCTGCTCATCAATCATAAATAAAGTCTTGAAACTTTACAGTTTCTTTATACTTGTCGTTTAGTACTAAAACACAAATGATTATTCGTTCACTAATTGCTACTGCTGTTGTTGCAACTGCTGCAGCTCCTGCCATGGCACAAGTCACCAGTGTGACTCAACTTAAGGACGTTCAACCTACCGATTGGTCTTATCAGGCACTTTCCAACCTGATTTCACGTTACGGTTGCGTTGCTGGTTATCCCAATGGCACCTTCCAACCTGGTCAACCTGCTACCCGTGCTGAGCTTGCTGCTCTCACCAATGCTTGCCTTGACCGTATCAGTGAGTATCAAAGCGCCGCTGACGCTGCTCTCGCCGCCGCTCTACGCGCTCAATTCTCCAAAGAGATTGCTGCTACCAACACCCGTGTGAGTGCCCTTGAGGTTGCTGCTGCTCAGAAAGCACAAGGCGTTGGCAACTATGTTGGTCTTGGCGTACTGCTGAACCAGCAGGGCGTTTCTGGTGCTGGTCAGTCTGCTCAGAAGACCGTTGGTGGTGCTACCCTTCAGGCACGTTATGCTGTGAAGACTTTCAGCAATCAAAATGCTGTGTCTGTTCGCCCTTATCTGAATGCTGTTGCTGGTCCTTCGGGTAACATCGGTAGTGCTGGTGGTGCTCTCGTGTCTTATGACTGGAGCGTTTCCCGTGCTAAGTCTGGTGTAAGTCGTGCCAATGTGTATGCTGGTGCTGGTTATCAGGTTCCTTTTGTGAACAATTCTGATGCTAACTATCAGTCTGCTGTTGGTAACCGTGGACAGGTTGTGTTTGCCCTTGGCGTTGAAGGTCGTATTACCAATTCACTAATTGGTTTTGCTGATCTGAAGTTCCCCACCACCAATGCTGCTAACAGCTACGGTGCTACCAACGGAACCTATTCACCTGTGTTAACCACTGGTCTTGGTATCAAGTTCTGATACTGATCTGTTCCGATCTTAAAACATTAGGGGGGGTTGACAGACCCTCCTTTTTCATATATAATTGTGTAACAATTCGTAATAAAACGAAAATGACTGTAACAACTAATGAGCGTGGTCAACAGAATATGTGGGCAATTGAACCGCCCGTTTATATTTCAGATGAAGACGCTATCAAATATGGGATGAAAACTCATGCAGAACGTGCTGAATCCGCTAATGGACGCTGGGCTATGGTCGGCATTGTTGCTGGTTTCATTTCTTATGCTTTCACTGGCAAACTCTTCTTCGGTATCTTCTGATGACTGAAATTATTTGGATAGCAACCACAGTTGCTTTTTTTGTAACTCTGGGTTATGCTGTAGAGAAACTTGCTGAAACTTATTGATGAGTGCTGATATGCTTGGGCAACTAAGTCTTGCCCTTCAAGAACTTTTAGAAAGTGGTGCTTGGTCTAATGATGATGAACTTAAAATTTGTGTAGCAGGCACTCTTCCAAAAGATAAATTTATTGTAATTCAAAACACTACTAAGAGGACAAAACAATGAACGAAAGAGCAGAACGTATTAATGGTTGGGCAGCGATGATTGGTATTATTGCTGCGATGGGAAGCTATGCTGTTACAGGACAGATCATTCCTGGTATTTGGTGAAGTCTTGAACCAATTTCTAAATTGCCCATCCCCCTCTTGACAGGGGGATTTTTTTATGTTATGATAAATACACATTAAGAAACGTAACAAATCGTAACGTTTCTGATTCCTCTTCCTAACCGAGACCTATGGGGAGGTTAAACACAGTCTCTCATGCCCACACTGGAGGGTAGTGTGGGGAATACCGTAACATCCAGATACCCCCTGGATCATACCTACCCTTTTCAAATGACTGCTACTATTGCTCAAAGACAATCTACTAACTCCTGGGAACAGTTTTGCCAGTGGGTTACTTCAACGAACAACCGCCTTTATGTTGGTTGGTTCGGAACTCTGATGATTCCTACGCTGCTCGCTGCAACCGTATGTTTCATCGTCGCCTTCATTGCCGCACCTCCGGTGGACATTGATGGTATTCGTGAACCTGTTTCTGGTTCTCTCATGTACGGAAACAACATCATTTCTGGTGCTGTTGTTCCTTCATCCAATGCTATTGGACTGCACTTTTATCCCATCTGGGAAGCAAATTCACTAGACGAGTGGCTATATAATGGTGGTCCTTACCAGCTGGTAGTATTTCACTTCCTGATTGGTGTCTTCTCTTATATGGGTCGTGAGTGGGAACTTTCTTACCGACTTGGTATGCGTCCTTGGATTTTTGTTGCCTACAGCGCACCCGTTGCTGCTGCTACTGCAGTGTTCCTCGTCTATCCCTTTGGACAAGGTTCCTTCTCTGATGGTATGCCTCTTGGCATTTCAGGAACATTTAACTACATGCTTGTTTTCCAGGCGGAGCATAATATCCTCATGCACCCCTTCCATATGCTTGGGGTGGCTGGTGTATTTGGTGGTGCTCTTTTCTCTGCTATGCATGGATCTCTGGTCACTTCTTCGCTCATCCGTGAGACAACTGAAGAAGTAAGTCAGAACTACGGTTACAAGTTTGGTCAAGAAGAAGAGACGTATAACATTGTTGCTGCACACGGTTACTTTGGTCGTTTGATCTTCCAATACGCATCGTTCAACAACTCTCGTTCACTTCACTTCTTCCTCGCTGCATGGCCTGTAGTTGGTATCTGGTTTGCTGCTCTTGGTGTTAGCACCATGGCATTCAACCTCAACGGTTTCAACTTCAACCAGTCGCTGCTTGACAACAACGGTCGTGTGATCAACACTTGGGCTGATATTCTGAACCGTGCCAATCTTGGTTTTGAGGTAATGCATGAGCGCAATGCCCATAACTTCCCTCTTGACCTTGCTGCTGCTGATATCACTCCTGTGGCACTAGTAGCACCTGCAATCGGTTGACACTCAAGGTATACCTTGATAAAATGGGAGGGGAAACCCTCCTTTTTTAATGATTAGTTCAGAAACTCCATATAAACTAGCACAGATTATTAGAGACACTTGGCCTCAAATTTATAGACCAAATAAATCAAATAAAAAAGAACCTAAAAAATCTTGACATGGTATTCAATCCGTGCTAACCTGCAAATGTTCATACTGATTTTGTTATGATTGTCCGTTTACTTATTACTTTTGGATCTTTAGTTGCTATGAATGCTCCAGCATTTGCATATGGCAACTACCCTCAAGCACAATATAATCCTCCTTCTTTTTATTCTCCTGGAGGAAATTCATCTCCTGTTGTTGTTCCACCAACGGTAATCATGCCTGGTGATGTGAACTCATCAAAAAAGAGTTGCAAGGAAAACGTAATTGATTTCTTTTTGATTTCTTGGAGAACAAGAACGGGAGATTGTACAGAATAATAAAAAATATTAAATAAAAGAAAACTCACAATTATGTCCTTTACTGTTTATTCAAAAGACAATTGTCCTTATTGTCAAAAAATTGAACAACTTTTACAGTTTGCTGAAGTTCCTTACGTCATTTATAAATTAGACAGAGACTTCACACGTCAGGCATTTTATGATGAGTATGGTGTAGGAGCCACTTTTCCTCAAATCACTTTTGGAAATACTCATATAGGTGGTTGTTCTGATACAATTAAGTTTCTAAAAGAACAAAAACACTTACCGCAATAATGGAAGATCTTCTCTACGTTGTTGAGACCGCAATTGATTATGCATTTACAAAGGACAGATATGTTCTCAACATGTATGAATATGCCAAGTCATCTAAAATGACAAAGCATCAAGTGACACAGTTTATTCAAAGCTCTGTTGCTCTAGAGATTAGCAATTTAGTTGAAGATCTTGATGAGTATCTAAAAGGCGGGGCAGACAATGTTCACAAACAATTACGAGAAGCATATGGACACATACCAAAACCACGTGCTCGTAAGATAAGAAACTATTTGTACGGAATATTGGAGGATGCCTGGCGTTATGAGCGAGACAAGAAACCAGGGAGGAAAAAGAAATCCTGATCTGGAAATAAATAAAGGTGTGGAGCTGATGCTCCGAAATAAAAACAAACAGGGGAGGAAACCAAAAACATTCCAAATTCGTTTTGGTAAGATGGTTTCTCTCCTGAAAAGAGAGATTCACATCTTCTTAGAATTTTCCTTTGACTTAAGGAAACAAAACTCAAACTAGGAGTAGGAAGATGTTAGCAGTTACTTTGACAATAGGCACATTAGTTAGTATAATGTTCTTATTTGTCGGTATCGTTATTGGATGGTTGGCAAAAGAGCACGTTATCAAAACAACTCCTCATCATCCAGATACACTAAACTTACATCCTGAGTTCCTAGATGAAAATGGGAATGTAATTCCAGACCAAATTTTTGCCTTGAGATTTGAAAATGCAGAAGACTACTACGACAGCGAAGACGACGACTAGACCAAGGTCAACCAAGACCACAAAACCAAAAGAGGTTGTGGAGGAAGTGACATCTACAAATCTTCCTCCCAATCCATTCCAAAGTGAAATTCTAGACTTAGTTTCTAAAGCTAGAACTCGCCAAAAGAAAGTTGAACTTCTGAGGCAGTATAGAAACGATGCTCTCGTTTCACTTCTCATTTGGAATTTTGATGAGAGTGTCATCTCTGTGCTCCCTGAAGGAACGGTTCCTTACAAACCAAATGAGGCACCCAAAGGCACTGAACATACTTCTTTACGCTCTGAACAAAGAAGTTTCTATAACTTCGTGAAGGGTGGTAATGATACTCTGTCTAAAACAAGACGAGAAACTATCTTTATTCAAATTCTAGAAGGTCTTCATCCAGAAGAGGCAGACCTGCTTGTTCTTGTAAAGGACAAACGTCTTATTGACAAATACAACATCAACCGCAGTCTGATTGAGGAGGCATATCCTGACATCAAATGGGGTGGTAGATCTTGAGTATCAAAGTCATTCACCAAAATTGCGATCCAGAACTTGCAAATGATAGGTCGTTACCATATACGGCCTATCTTGTTCAGTATGAAATAGACGGAGCAATTGCATATGACATTGTTATTACAGATAAGAAGGTAGATATATTTGATCACTATTGGGACCGATATAGAGAAGGTCTCAAGTGGTATAAGCAGACAGAAGGAAGAAAGAATCCCAAACTATGGGGTTATGTACCTCCAGAAAAAAAGAAAGGTAAAAAGTAATGGCAGGGTTTAGTAGCAAACCAAAGGTAACTTTGGATCTTGATGGTATCAATGATGTTGTAAAAGAGTATAAGCAGATTAAAAAATATATGAAATCAAATTTGTTTCAGGTAATGACCATGGATGGAACTGAAACGAAAGTAAAAAATCTTCTGAATAAATACGGAGATTCTGAATAAAGTATAAAAACTGTATCACATTTTACAAACTTACTTGACTAGATAATGCATAAGATCTATAATGATCTTACGTTCATTCCCAATGGGAACGGAAGTAAGCCGACGCGGAACGGATCGTTCATTCGCTATTTGCAAATAGCGAACGCAAACGCCGACTGAAGGAACGCTCTTTAACCTAAACAACTAAGGAGAAAACCTAATGTCACAAGTAGTATATCGTGGTGTCCCATATGACACCGAAGTTCGTCGCCAAGCACAGGCACAACAACAGCAACAACCTCAAGCATACAACGAAACATATCGTGGAGTTAAGTTTGTAAAGGAGGCAACAAAATGAATTGGTTGAATGTAATTCGTAAACAAATTCAAAAACAGAAAAGACTCCAAGAAGCACAATACTACATTGCAACTCTTGGATAATTGAATGAAGAGGGTCTTGACAGACCCTCTTTTTTTGTGTAAAATTAGCTTTGTCAGCGAACATAAGAATGGATCAAGAAAGATTAAAGCTCATAGTAAGAAACCTAGAACTACTTGTAGAGTCATTGAAGTCTGAAGTTTATTCGGATGCAAATAGATACATAGAAAATGTACAAAGCAATTTCATCAGCGATTATGATGAAGTGTTTGAAGATGATGATGGTTATCCAGATTAATGACTAAGAAAATGAAAGTAAAACTGATTCAAGCAACACCGAATCCTGAACAGAACATGGCTTACATTGCACGTGTAAGCAATCCAAAAAATCAAGACAATGAAAGTTTTGAAGGTTTGTTAAAATACTGCATCAAGCATCAGCATTGGTCTGTATTTGAACAAGCATATATGACGCTACAGATTGAAACCAGTCGTGCAATTGCTGCTCAGATTTTGAGGCATCGTTCTTTCACATTCCAGGAATTTTCGCAACGATATGCCGATAGCACTGAACTAGGAAAGATTCCTCTTCCTGAACTTCGTAGACAGGATGTAAAGAATCGTCAGAACAGTATTGATGATCTTCCAAAAGAAATTGCAGAAGTATTTCGTAAGCGTATCAAACTTCAATTTGATCATGCCGTAGATCTGTATGAAGATATGCTTGAAGCAGGAGTTGCTAAGGAGTGTGCAAGGTTCGTTCTGCCGCTTGCTACGCCCACTAGAATCTACATGACCGGTTCTTGCAGGTCATGGATCCATTACATCTCTCTACGGTCTTCTAACGGCACACAGAAGGAGCATATGGAGATTGCAGAAGACTGTAAGAAGGTCTTTGCTGAGCAGTATCCTACGGTCGCTAAAGCATTAGAATGGATATAAAAATTATTGACAACTTCCTACCAAAGGAAGAATTTGAAGAACTAAAAGGAAACATAGTTTTTAATGCAACTTTTCCTTTCTATTTTCAAAGCTATGTTTCTCATGATCCAAGATTTCAAGTTGATGAAAAAACAAATGAACTTTGGAACTGGTATGCAACACACAGTTTTTATAATTATGACAAACCAGAAAGCAATTACTGTCCTAGGATAGTTGAAATATTCATTCCCAAATTTCAAGAGATGGGAATTTATAAATCTTTAATGAGAATCAAAGCAAATTTATATCCCCATACTGATGTCATTAGAGAACACTCTCAGCATGATGACTATTCTTTCAAACACTATGCTGCATTATATTCTCTCAACACTTGTGATGGATTTACTAGAATGAGTGATGGAACAAAGATTGATAGTGTGGAGAATAGAATTTTTTTCTTCGATGGAAGTGAATTTCATAACTCATCTACCACAACAAATGTCATGGCAAGATATAATATTAACTTCAATTTTCTATAATAAATATTCTTACATTATGTAACGTTATGGCAATTTATCCTGTTATCAACAAAGAAACTGGTGAGCAAAAAGAAGTGATGCTCAGTGTTCACGACTGGGACCAGTGGAAAAAAGACAATCCAGAATGGGAAAGAGACTGGTCTGATCCTTCCACATGTCCTGGTAGCGGAGAAGTTGGCGAGTGGAAAGATAAACTCGTCAGGTCTAAACCTGGTTGGAATGAAGTGCTTGAAAGAGCACAGAAAGCCCCTTCTGCAACTCAAAAATTCAAGATCTAACTCATGGCAAGAAGAAGAAAAACCGAAGATCCAATTGGAGTTGGTTACACTGCAAAGCAACTCCGTCGTAAGAAACCAATTAATGCTGACATCTTAGTTGACATTGATCCTCTTACAGATAATCAAAGAAGATTCTTTCAATCTTATGATGAGGGTAAACATCTTTTTGCATATGGTTGTGCTGGAACTGGTAAAACATTCATCGCACTCTACAAAGCACTCAAGGATGTACTAGATGAAAGGTCTCCTTACGAAAAGATCTATATCGTTAGGTCTCTTGTTGCTACTCGGGAAATTGGTTTTCTTCCTGGTGATCATGAAGACAAGTCTTCTCTTTACCAAATTCCATACAAAAATATGGTAAAATATATGTTTGAGTTACCAACAGAATCAGAATTTGAAATGCTGTATGGTAATCTTAAAACTCAAGGAACAATTAGTTTCTGGAGCACATCATTCATTCGTGGAACCACACTTGATAATGCGATCATCATTGTTGATGAGTGTCAGAATCTAAACTTCCATGAACTTGATTCAATCATTACCCGTGTTGGTGAAAATTCTAAGATTATGTTTTGTGGTGATGGTGTTCAATCTGACTTGACAAAAACTTTTGAAAGAAATGGTATCTCAGATTTCACACGCATTCTTGCAAAGATGGAATCTTTCTCTCTAATTGAATTTGGAGTAGAAGATATTGTTCGTTCTGGTCTAGTCAAGGAATACATCCTAGCAAAGAACGCAATTGGTTTAGTATGAACTTTATTCATCATAATTATCTCGGTGAACTTGAACTTGATAAAAAGGAAACGCCAGGGTGCCGACTCTACCAGTTACCAAATGGAGAGTGGGTTCCCTCTATTACTTCTGTCACTTCTTTCTATAACCGCCAAATTTTTGTTGAGTGGAGAAAGCGAGTTGGAGAGGAAGAAGCGAATCGAATTACGAAGAAAGCAACCTCACGTGGTACAGATTTCCATGAAGCTGCACAGGCGTATCTAGAAAACAAGGAATTGAACTGGGATGATTATCAACCCCTGACAAAGTTCATGTTCTTTCATGCCAAACCATATCTAGATAAGATAAATAATATTCACGCAATTGAAAGAACTCTCTATTCAGAATACCTGGGACTTGCAGGTAGAGTAGATTGTATTGCAGAATATGATGGCGAATTAGCAATCATTGACTTCAAGACTTCTGATAAAATCAAACCAGAAAAGTGGTTAGAGCATTATTTTGTACAGGAAACTGCGTATGCCTGTATGTACTATGAACTGACTAAGATTCCTGTCACCAAACTTATCACTTTGATGGTAACTCCTGGTGGTGAGGTTGAAGTATTTGACAAACGGAATAAAGAGGAGTATATTAAGTTATTAGTACGATACATAAAAGAATTTGTCACAAACAATCTATCTCACACCAATGCCGAATGAACTCGACGAAGCTTTTGATAAAAAGTTTTTAGGTCCCGCAAAATTTGCACAAGAAATTGAAAGAATCGTTCTTGAAAATAGTGACCTAAACTATATTGATGCGATCGTAGTTTATTGCGAACAGAATAATATTGAACTTGAATCTGTTCCTAAACTTATTTCCAAACCATTGAAAGAAAAACTAAAGTATAATGCAATGGAACTTAACTTCCTCAAGAGAAGTTCCAGAGCAAAACTGCCTCTTTGATTCTATTTTACCTGGAAATTTTTCCGGTAAAAATTTCTTCGTATTACTTTTTAGAATGATGCCCTTTGAGTGCTATAAAACATATCTTGCAATGAAGCAACACTTCACAAAAGATAGTTACGACTATCTGAAGTATTGCGGTAGATCTAAAGCATCTCTTCAATCATTTTATAAAAGAAAGGACAGATATTTTTTTGAAAAGATGTCTCGTCAACATTCGGACAATGAAATTGAAAATTTCTTCATTGCAAATTTCGTGGGATGTGATGATCCACAAACTCTTTATATCGTAGATATCATACAGAATGGAGAACAAAGATACCGAGACTGGCAAAAACGAACACAGTCACTCTCGTACATCTTCCGAGGAGAAATTGAAGCAACCTTCAGTGGAAGAGATTTTGATAGTCTGTTCAAAATTGAAGAAAATAGACATCCACAAATTGTCAAAGAGTTTATCCGAAAGAACATCTCAATCGAAACTTTAATCATTATTGATAAAATAATCAAATATAAATCAACGTTTGATAAGAAACTAAATGATCCTGTGTGGAAACTCATATCACAAAAAATGAACAAGTATTCTCCCTTTCTAAATATCGATGTACCTCGTTATACGACAATCCTCAAGGAGGTTATTCTATGAGTTTCTTTGACTCAGAAGTAGTCCGTTCAGAAATGACTGAGATTACTGAACTTCAAGAGGAGATTTATCAGAAAGTGTTCCAGTTTCCTACCATGACACGGGAAGAAAAAGTAGAACACGTGGCAATGCTAGAGAAACTTCTAGAAAAGCAAAGAGTCTTATACACTAGACTCTCGCTATCAGATGATCCAGAAGCAAAGCAAATGAAAGAAAATATTATTAACTCTGCGAAACTAATGGGTATGCCTGATAACATGGATATGAACGTTATTTTCCAAAACATGGAAAAGATGCTTGAAGTTATGCGTTATCAGATTGACAAGAGTTCCATCTAGTCCTATAATAACAAGGTACACAAAAGCCAAATTACAAGCCAAATCTTATGTCTTTTTCCGATCTCAAAAAACAATCCCGTCTTGGTTCTCTCACTTCTAAACTGGTCGCAGAAGTAGAGAAAATGAGCACCAAAACTAATGGTGCTGATGAGCGACTCTGGAAACCTGCTCTGGATAAGAGTGGGAATGGTTATGCTGTTGTTCGCTTCTTGCCTGCTCCTGAAGGAGAAGAAGTTCCCTGGGCAAAAGTATACTCCCACGCATTTCAAGGTCCTGGTGGTTGGTACATCGAGAACTCTTTGACCACTGTTGGTCAAAAAGATCCTGTATCAGAATACAACCGCGATCTTTGGAACAGTGGTAGTGATGCAGATAAAGATACTGTCCGCAAACAGAAGCGCAAACTGTCTTACTATAGCAACATCTATGTTGTAAAAGACCCCGTAAATCCTGAAAACGAGGGCAAAGTTTTTCTTTTCAAATACGGAAAGAAAATCTTCGACAAGATCATGGCGTCCATGCAACCAGAGTTTGAGGATGAATCACCAATCAATCCCTTTGATTTCTGGCAGGGAGCTAACTTCAAACTTAAGATCCGCAAGGTGGATGGCTACTGGAATTATGACAAGTCAGAGTTTGACTCTGTTGAGCCTCTCCTTGATGACGATGAAGCTCTTGAGTCCATTTGGAAAAAAGAATATTCTCTAGAGGAGTTTGTAAAACCCTCCAATTTCAAGTCCTATGAGGAACTTGAGCGCCGTCTGAATCAGGTTCTGCGAGTATCTCAACCTGCTCGCCGTGTTGATTCTGAGGTTGCTGATGAAGAAGATTCCTATGATCCCGTTGAAGAAGAAGTGCGTCAAAAAGTAAGTCTTCCTAACGTCTCATCTAAAGTTGATGATGACGATGAAGACGATGCCCTAAGTTATTTCCAAAAACTTGCTGAGGCATGATACTATGGGGGGATCTTTCCCCCCTATTTTATTTTAATATTGTCTCCTTGCTTCAAGGTGTCGCTAATGTATTGAGAGGACTCTGTATAAGTCATCATATCTTCAATATCATTGATAGCAATCTCAACAAACTGAGGTTTCAGTACGTAGATATTTCTCTTTTCATTTTCAATTCTTTGCTCATATTCTTGATAGGTAACTCCAGAAGAGATATCGCTGGCAATTAATTCAGTGCCAGTTCCAGCATCTCTGTAGGTAATTAAGTAACCTTCATCAATAATAAGACCCTCTGGTAGAATAATATTTCCAAGAGTGTCTCTTGTTTCTTTGGATTCGTAGTGTTTTATTGCACTGTATCCTTCAACTGATCCATACTTTTCAATTAGATAATTTTCAAAATCTTTCTGAGTGAGTGGCCATTCATTTCTCACATTGACTATATTATTTGCGTGTAATATTAACCAGTCTAACGTAGAGTCATTATAGAATTTGTATGCTACGGAGTCAGGTCTTTCATCGCCAATGATTGTATACTGAGTGAAAGTTGTAAAGTCATTGAAAAGATCTTCTCGGATCTTTCCTCTTCTGAAAAGATTTTTAACTTCAATATAGTCCGAACTAGAGTTTGGATTGTTGAGTCTTGAAACGTAATTGAAATTAGGAAGTTGTCTGAAGTAAGTCATTAGAATCCCATCCCCTCTGCTCCTTTACCGCTATCATAGTCTTGTGCATAGACTGGCTCTAGTTCTTTGAATGAAAATGCTATTTCATACGCTATGGGAGAACCGTCTCCATAAGTCATATATGCATTGTCTGGAGTATAATTTACTCTAAAGTTGGTAAGAGCACAAGGTTTTATTTTATCCAAGAACGGATGTGGTTGGTCCCCAGCAAATCTAAAGTCAATTAGAAAAACATTAGGTGTCTGCACAAACAATTGTCCTTGAACAATGTTTGCTGCCATTCCTCTTTTGAATTGGCGAATGATTTCTTTGATTTGTGTTGTTTCAGTATTTGACCTAGGAGTCATTCGGTATGTAAACGAAAATGATCTAAGTTCTGGACCAGTGAAAAGCAGTTCTAAGTTGCTATTTGTAATTGCTCCTGTTGCTCTCGTGAACAGGTTTGATCCAGCAATTTGACCAGAAATACTTTTAGTAAGTAATTTCTTCAATGACTCTTTGTTGGTGCTAATAGTCGCACCAATGTTTGATAATGAATCATCTAATGTTCTTCCTCCAGCAATGACTCCTTCTGCAAGTCCACCTTTCATAGCAGCGACAAAATCCAATTTGTCATCACCCCACCCAACGGAATTGTCAGAAGATACGTTTGTTGGTATTGGCAAGATAACATCTTGCAATGACTTGACTGTTGCCATTCTTTCTGATGGTCTGGCAATTG